CCGGAACACACTTAGCTCGGATTCGGTCGTAAAGGCGCTCCCCAATGAGTTCAGATAAGGTTTCTGCGTTTAAGTTGCTGATTAGGATCGTGGGGTACTTGTCAGTCATTCGGTTCTCAAGAATCGAGAACAAAATCCTGCGTTCCGCGTCCGAGCCTTTTTGGACACCAATTTCATCAATCACTAGGAGCGGAATGTATGAGAAGAAATTGATCGCTTCTTCTTCAGACGAGCTTGAGCCGTTGCGGTATGTATCCCTTACGCCTGAGAAAATCTCTGCCGCTCGGTAGTACTTCGGAAAAAATCCTTTGTGCTTGCGGATCAGCTCAAACATGATTGAGCAGGCAAGATGCGTTTTTCCTGTTCCGCACGCGCCCAGAAAGATTAGGCCATACCCGCCCTGCCACGCCTTTTCAAAACCTTTCACGAAACGTTTAGCAAGTGCAAGCGCCTTTTGCTGAGTTTCGTTTGCAGGATTGAAGGTGGAAAAATCCTTGGTTCGATAGTCGTAAGGGATTCTGGTCGCCTCAATTCTGCGTTTAATCTCGTCCTCTTCCTGTTGCTTGCGGAATGCTTCCTCCTTGGCCTTCCATTCTTCACGGTGTTTTTCTACACACTGTGGGCAACGGCTTTGAGACTTGACCTCTTCTCCGACCCAAATTTCATCAGCCAAGTAATAACCGTGTTCCGGACATTTAACGATTCTCTGCCGCTTGGTCATCACGCCTAAGATTGAATTGATGACGCCTTGGGTTCTAGGTTCTTTCGTATTGTTCATAGTATTAAATTCCCGTTCTTATCAAATTTGCATCCCTGCATGTAGAACTCATCCGTGAATCCGCCAGGCGGTTCGTAGGCGAAGGGTTTGGAGGTTTGATTGGGCGGCTTCTGCTGCTGCCACTTGGATTCGTTGAGACACCACGTTGTGAATGCGGCTTTGTAGTCCGCGTACTGTTTTCCGTTTGCTTTGCAGTAAGCGACCATCTTTGAAAACAACTGCTGTGGGTCTTGAATGTTGTGCCTCTGAGCGACCTTCAAAAACTCTTCCGGAATTGGGTCATCCTCGTTATAAGGACATGGCACCTTTTCCTTCTTCGGGCGCTTTGGTTTTTTCTCAACTGTTTCCGTTTTGGAAATAGTTGTTTTCTCTGGAGCCGTTAAGGAAAAATCGGGGGCGCTCTCTATAGAGTTATTTACTGGTTCATTTACTGATTCATTTAATGGTTCGTGTCCCAAATTTGGGCCTACCACACGTCCCATATTTGGAACTACGGAAAGTCCGTTTTTGGGACTAGTCCCATATTTGGTACTACCGTTTTTGGTACTACCGTTTTTGGTACTATCAGCATTCGTAGTCAGATTCAGAACGTAATTATTTGAAGAGTTGAGGACAACTCTTTCTCTGCGGATAAATCCTTTTTCTTCTAGGTAGGTGATGGCCTTGTAAACAGTTTTTCTGTTTAACTCGGTCTCTTTGGCTATCGCGTCTGTGCTGGGGTTGCATTGCCCCGTCTTTTCGTTTCTGAAATCAGCCAGGCAACGCAGTACGCTTTTTGCGGCTGAATTGCCTACAAAAAGTTTTCGTACTGCGTCTGAATCTTGCCAGGACATGATCTACCTACTGATTGATCATTCGGCGCAAAAGGTTGTTGCGCATTTTGTTCCAGGAGTTCTGAGGCCTCAGGTCTTCAACCGTTACCTCCCCGTTTGTCAGCTCCTCAATCAAAATGCACTTCTCGATTGAACCAGTCCGTTTGCCTGTAACTAACATGCTCATAAACTCCGGCGTAACACCGAGTTGCTCTGCTAAATGTTTCTGAGAAATCTCAGGGTGTTTTTCAAAATAATGTTTCAGTTTCATCGCTATCCTTGCATAACGTTTTGTTTTGATATTACGCATAACATTTAGTTATGTCAAATTAACAAAATGTTGTTTAATGTGCTTAAGGAGAAAAACTATGAGACCTGTAAGTGAAATCCGCCGAGAGAATCTCGAACTGCTGATTGAGGAAGAAGGGACAATACCGGCCCTAAACGAAAAGCTGGGACGCAGAAGGAATGATCCATCCTTGTCTTTTATCCGCGCTCAATCGGTACGCAGCAGTACGGGTAAGCCGTATTTGATGGGAGACAAGTTGGCCCGTGACATTGAATCTAAGCTGAAACTAGGCCGCGGCTGGATGGACACCGACCACACGGGAATGCTCATTGATTCAATTGATAAGCCTGCGGACGGCGTGCGCGTACCGGAGTTAGCTAACACCGGAACAATGGGTGATGACCCTAGCGTCCTGGAACAGGATGTTATTATCGGCGGCCTGACCTTGGCGCCTGATTTTGTCCGCCGCCTCAACCCTTCTAATCCCATGAATCTGAAAGTTCTCACTGGCCACGGAGATTCTATGCTGCCGACGATTGCACCAGGTGATAAGATTTTGATCGATGAAGGCGTGAAGGATCTCTATGATGGGATCTATGTCCTGCGCTCATACGACACTCTGTTCATTAAACGAGTTAATAAGAATTTGAAGGGAGCGGTCGTCATTTCCT